TTAAGCTCCCTTCAGTCGAAAGTCTTCACCCTCGACCTCAAGAAGATATGAGCAGCATTGCCCTAGTAACCTACTTGCCGCAGCGTATCCGATTTTCTCACTTAGCGTGCCGCGGTCCTCATTGCTGCTAAACACGATTGGCTTTTGCTTTCTGTAGCGTTCGTTAATGATCTGGTAATATAGAGCCTCCTTTGCTTCCGACCATTTTGCCTTGCCAATGTCATCCCAAACAAGTACATCTGCATGGATGGCACTATACAAAAGGCGGTTTAGTGTTTCCCCTTCATCGTTCATCATTTTGGCCTGAATAAGTTCATCCATAAATGTTACATCCGAAACGACGAGTATATTGAATCCGTCTTTAATGAGTCGTTTGGCTAATGCAATTTGTAAATGAGTCTTACCGACACCAAAATTGTTATGCTTTTGTTTCATTGATGCACGTTCCGAAAGAGGTATTTCTCGCAATCGCTGCTCCCCTACAACCGCAATAAAACCGAGGTTGTGTTTCGAAATCTTTTTCTCACCGTCATTTTTGAATTCATACAAATATTGAAGCGTCATATCATACATTGATTGTTGATACTGCGTTAGTCGCTTAAAGTTTTCAAAATTCGCATGCACAAACTCGTCTGGAATGAGGGCCTGCTTGAATCTACGTTTCCATGCTTTCTGTTCCCGGCATTCACAAAAACTTGCAAACTCATAACCTCGTTCATCACGTTTCAAAACAAGCTCTGTATCCCTGCAAATCTGGCAGTCGTATTCATCCTCCCCAACCCCAAGCTTTTCGGGCTGCTTCTGCTTCATGGAGGATTTGTTCATATGATTTGCCGCCTTCTTTTGCAGATCGGCCAATACCTCGGCGATGCTTGCGAATCGTGTCATCGGTATCCCCCTTTTCTAAATCTTCAAGGGTTCGAATCCCTTGTTTTCTCCAATCATTCAGTTTTTTGTAAACAAACTTCCACGTCTTCCCGTTCCCTCTCGCTGCATCTTTAATAGCTTCTATAATCATTTCTTCTGGATTGATAAAACCGAAATTATCAATCACATCCTGAATGTCCTCACGTAAAAATTCTGTGATGTCATCTTTCCTTAAAATTTTGCTTTTTTGAAGAAGATCTAAAATTTTGTCCACGATTTCTTTATCATCCTCTTTATCTTTATTTAAATTTTTATTTATATTTTTTATTTCTTCTTTGGTAGGATTACCAAGGGTACCCTCGGTAGAATTACCAAAGGTTCCTTTGGTAGATTTACCATTGGTAACTTTACCTATGGTAGAATTACCAAAGGTTTCTTCGTCCAACCATTCGTCGTAGTTCTTATTGAAACTAACGACTCTCGGTTTCCCAGGCTCTAATTTTTGAAAAATGATTCTTCGTTCCTCAAGTTTCATTAACTCCCTTTGTAGTTGTCTCTGATCGTATTGAGTTGCTTTGCTCAAAAAGCTAAGCGAAAAGGTGTGCTCCTTTCGGTGAAACCCGTAAGTGTAACGCCAAATTACAAAAATCAGACGATACTGGATTGGGCTGAGCTTGGTCAGCGCCAAACGCTCTAGAATTTCATTTGCAATTTTGGTATACCCCTTCTCAAGCTGTACATCTGCCAAGCTCAACACCTCCTATTGTTTGATACAGATAACATATGAACCCTCAACCCTCACCGGCTTTAAACCGGGGTGGCTGCTTTTGATGTAGCCCTTGATGTAAGCAATATACAGATCCTTGTGTCCGACAGCCATCCATTTGTAGCAGTGTGGAATCGCGATGCGGTACATCATTCGATGTTAAAGCTCTCCTGTTCAAACGCCCCGGCTTTCTCATCAACCGGAAGCTCCTCACTTGGAACCTCGAATGCTTCAGCTTCGATGTATTCAGCCTCCTGAACCTCACTGGTGATGTCTTTTACTTCCTTCGTGTTCACTTCTTTCTCATCTTCATTGAATGCGTTTTGCATTTCGATCGAGAGGATACCCCATTTAGAAAGTAATGATTTTAGAACAGTTTTCTTGGCCATGGCATCAAAATCGTTTTTCCATCCAAAATCAGATTTTGAGTATTTTTTGCGATGCGCCTCGATTTGTTCTCTTGTCCAGTAAACGGTTTTACGGAAGCCGTTAACCAATTCGAAAAATCCAGCGTAGCCAATAACTTTGTCGGATTCCTTTGCTTCAAAATCCAATTCCAATTCTTCGGTCAACGGATTCCATCTTTTCAGTTGGCCTTCATACACTTCAATCACGTTGATAGCGCGATACTGGCTCGTTCGTAATGCAAGCTGAGTGTATCCTTTGTAACCTAGCTGAAACTGTGCTTGATTTCCGTATGGAACGATCCAGGCATACCCCAAGTTTTTATCGACTGGTAAATCAAGCGTAGCCGCCACCATGGCCGAAGAAATAACACTCATCGGCTCACATTTTTGCAATGTTTTTTCCGAACTGTATAGATTCACAATTGAAGTCATAAACTGCGGCGCACGCTTGTCTAAGATTTCTTCAAAACGTTTCTTGAGTGTTGGACTTGCTAACAATCCTTTTAAGGTCTGCACGGTTGATGGTTGTTGGGAAGCGTTATTTTTAGCCTGCAACTGATTTTTGAGCGTTTTGGTTGTCGCCATATATGAAAACCTCCTAGTTTAGTGTTTTTATAGAGAAATAGCGTGATGTACTCGGTTTAACGACTTGTTGGTAGATGTCAGGGAATTTCTCTTTTAGCAATTTTGCATCTACTCGATTTTGAATACGTGGTTTCCATTGCACTTCATAATGGCCAACATATCCGATTTCAGCATCTTTGAGTTCGTTTTTAAATTCATTCTCAATCGCCTTTTTCTGCTGCTCCAATTGTTCAATTGTGTTTTTGAGGGCCTGGTATTCCTCAATTTTTGATTTATAAGAGACGCCAAGTTGGGCAACTTTCTCCGGATCCGTTTCCATGTAACGTTCCTTCAAAAACTTCTCTGCTGCAGATGATCCATCAAGGGATGGTGGTTTCCCCACCAACACATAGTTACTCCAAAAATCAATTTCTGCCGCAAAAATCATTTCGATAAGTTCATCATCGCGTTCAATTTCTTTCCAGATGAACTTTTGACCACCTATGAGAACTGCGAAATATCCCTTTTTGTATTCCGATCCCAAAACACCAAGATAATGCTGCATTTGAACGATATATGCCTCCGGAATGTCATCGCCTTCCCATTCTTTTGCAAGGAACGCAGAAGCTGTTTTGCACTCTAAGATAGCTTTCTCGCCAACAATGAATCGGTCAATGTTAGCCAAAAGGAAATGGTGTTTTGGATGCTGAAACATAACGTTCCGTTTCCGTACCTTCCTTCCGGATCGTTTCTCGAATTCTTTGGCCACCAAATCTTCCAATAATGTTCCAAAATAAGCTGCATCACTCGTAGAAGATTGCAAATCTATTTGTCCAGTTTTTTCGAGCCATAATTCAAATGGCGTTTTGTATTTGTTCAACCCGAGAATGATTGAAGCGTCGCTTCCTCCGATCCCCTTCCTACGCGCCTGTAACCACTCCTCATGGCTCATTTCACTTGTGTTTGCTAGAATCATAGCTTCCAAGACTCTCCCCTCCATTTGATTTTTGAAGGTGGCTTCAGTAATATGAAGATGTAAACTGTTTTGAGCAGGGCCCAACTTTTTATTGAACGCCTCACTCCGCCAAGTGAGGTGTTTTTTATTCAGCGATTTTTCTTACAGCACCAAGATTTTCGACGATATATCGAAGAATGTTTCCCTTCAAGACAACCTCTCCATCCGGAAACTCGTAGAATGCATCACCGTGGAGGATTTCATCGCCGCAAGCATCGATGCCCCAGTGAGAACTTTCCTCTTTGATAGGACGAGCCATCGGATTTTCAACAGATGCTGTCATACTTGTCCCTCCCTTCGCATAGATTGATATTGTAGGAGATGTGCTAGCGCACATCGTCAGGCACAGGAACGCTGTTAAAGAGGATGGGGAGTTTTCAACGCTCCTGCACCTGACGACAGGCACTAGACCTGTCTATTATGCTTGTGGTAGAATAAAAGTGTGCTAAATAGGGTTCTGATTAGACGGCGAGTGTTGGGGCACTGGCCGTTTTTTCATTTTGCAACAGCTTGTACACTTGCTCTTTTGCGCTCAATTCAGTTGCCAGCAATAACGCCGGATTTTCACGCATCTCCTTGCAAAATCTACGAACCTCAAAACCTTTCATCAGACGACTAGCCGAAAAACATACGTTCATTGTTCATCCTCCTTTTTAGTGGCTAAACCGTATTCTTCTGGATCAAAGCCATTTTCCACAAATTCTTTAGCGAGTTTTTTCCAAGCGTATCCCCATTCACGCAAAAGTTCGATGTTGTTTCGTAGTTCCTCAAGTTTGCTTTCAAGGTCGTATACATAGTAGTCAATCTCTTCGAGTTTATTCTTCAAGTCCTCAAATTCATCGTATTTACCAACTTTTGCGTTTTTTTCGATTTCCCTGATAGCCTTAACGATTTTGTCAATGAATGGACATTGATAATCAGGGGGTAATTCAATATCAAACATTTCTTCACTCGTTGAATATCCATTGATCGCTTTAAGTTCATCTATTTTCATCGCAGCCCGCTCCTCTCATAATGATCGCAATATCTATCCCACGTTCCTTCATCGTCTCAACAAGCTGCATAAGCTGGTCATGCTCCTCCTTCTTTCGAACCAGCTCGTCCAAGTCGCGTTTGCAACGTTGAAATTCTGTCATCCATCGCTCCGCATCGTCGAAACAAGCGTTTACCCATGCAACTCTGGCACGATCCAAGTAAATACAGCCACATTCCCAAAGCTTCTCCGCTAACTGACGATCTTGTGGAAGGACGTTCATGCTGTCGCCTCCTTTTGAAGAAGTAGACGGAACGTCTCTCTTCCCTTCGGTGTAATCAACGTTTGAACATCTGCTTTTCCGTTCCTAGTGAATTCTTTCATTTCAAATAGTGAAGGTACATAGGGCGCGTAGGGTTTGAGTTTCCCTTTCTGATCCCGATACACAAATTTGTTTTGAAGAAGCCAATCAATAAAGAACCGTTCCTTGACTTTCAACTCTTTTGCAGTGTCGCGGAAGTTCGTTAATAGATTCCGATTAACAAGAGCATCAAAGTAGTCCGCTTTCGGCTTCATGGCTGCGATTTGTTCATTCTGCCTGCGAACCGTTTCCAAAACGCCGCGGAACATCATTTTTGTTTGGTCATCAGCAAACGGAAGATAGGTATTGATAAACATTTCATTGTTTGATACATAGCCACCGGTTTTACGGATTGTCGGAAGGACTTCATCAAATACCCATGATTCGAACTTTTCGGCTTCTGGTAACTGACTTTTAACGATAAGTCTGTAAAGGTTTCCCTCATCAATAAATCTCTTTTGTTGTGTTCCGCCACTTGTAGGGACTAGGCGATTTACCCACCCCTTTTCCTTTGTATGTTGTTTAATTGCTTTGTGTGGATCAGCGTAACCTAATTTTTTTGCAACTTCTGTTGCAGGGAAATAAACATTTCCGTTTTCAATGAACACTTGCAGCTCCCCAAACATTTCATGATTGAAACTCTGAATGTTACCCATTCCATTTCTCCTCTCTTTTTGTAGGATTTTCCTCCCTCGTGTCGAATTAGGACGATGGAAGGAGGTGAAATAAGTGATTACACAAGAGAAAGTCAGTGTAGGATTAACACAATTCATTGATTTCACAATTAAAGGTAGTGCCGCAAAAACAAATATGGTTCGCAAAATTAAGTACCAACACAAATATCATCCATCGTTCGATTATTGGAAACAGCTTAGGGATGCTATAATCGCATTCCACGAACAAAACTTAGGCTTCGATTATTTTGAAAAACTCGTTCAGAACGTTGATGATAGAAAAAAATCGAACTACATTGCTATGATTAAGCAGTACCAAAAATTCTTAAAAAACAAAGACATTTCTTGGTTTCATCCTGGAAAGGCTACTTGGGTTAGTAATGAGTTGTTGGTTCGTTCTACACCTGAATTAGGTCTAATAATTAATGATGAACCACATCTCATAAAGCTTTACTTCAAAGGCAACAGGGAAAAAATTGATCGAAGAAATATCAGCACAACACTTACGCTTTTGAACACGTCTATATACGAAGAAAGTCACGCCCCATACATTAGTCGCTCAGTATTAAACCTTAACAAGAATAAACTGTTTACAGATAACACGGTTAACCAAGATAAGTTAATTGCTTTACAGTCAGAAGCAGCTCAGTTTATGTTTATTTGGAATAACATCTAATCATCCAACGACAACTCATGCCCTGCATCATTCATATACTGCGCACAGTCTTCGCAAATCCAATTATGGTCATCGAGTTGTAGAGTAGCTTTATAACTATCGCAGCTCACGCATTTTCTTTTTGGCTGCCGATTTTTCGGCGGCTCCTTTTGTTTAGACATCCAGCTCCTCTCCTTTCTGCTCGTCCATTTTCTTGCTAAAAGGAGCGCTTATTCGGCGCCTTTTGTTTCATGATTATCTTCCTGCTGCTCATCTAAGCGAAGGATTTTTAACCAACTAATTTCGTCTTTACCATAGATACCGGGAAAATCAGCCATTGCATGTCACCTCCTTAGAACACTTAGGAAATTTTTGCGTTTTCCGGAACCTGCTTTTTCTTGAGAACCGTATATAAACGTCCGTTGCGCATTTCTACCTTTCGCTCATACCCGTTCACGCTTGGCGCGCTTTTTTGTTCTACCCACGATCCTTGCAACAACTCAGACAATCCGCGCGGTACAGGCACCTCATAGTCACCGATTTTCATTTTTGTGATGACGATCACGCATGTTCACACCCTTTCGTGATTTTTAAGCGGTTTTTCCGTTTTTGTCGTTTTTAGATTGAAACAAGTAATCAATGCTCAAATGAGGAAAAAACACTTTTTTGATTTTTATCGCTTCATCACAATAAAAACGGTATTTTCCATTGATTTTATCGCTTACAGTTGCACGGCGGACTTCTAACAATTCAGCTATATCCTTCACCTTAATTCCTTGCCTGGCCATCTCAGCTTTCAGGTTGTGATACAAGTTGTTTCACCTCCTCACCAGAACGGTTGAACGCAATTCCGTTCGATTTACATTAAATATAAACGCAATTTCGTTTAATGTCAACGATTTCTATTAAAATTTTCAACGAAATTTCGTTTAAATAGATTTACATGAACGCAATTCCGTGCTAGATTATAAATGTACGAAATTGCGTACATAATAGATTAAGAAGGGAGGTGACGAAAATGGAAAAAGCCGAAATTGTAGAACGTCTCATTAAAAAGGCAGGATATAGTAGGCGGCAATTTGCCGAAATGATCGGTATACCGCCAACAACATTAAATTCAATGTTGAATCGTGGCCTAGGGAAAGCCTCTATTGATAACGTATTGAAGGTTTGTAAAGGTCTAGGAATAACAGTAGAGGAACTCGAGAAGATGGCCCAAGAGGAAACGAGTATTAATGGAGCTTATATAATAAGAGAGGCGACAGTTCCTTATGAAGTTAGTGATTTGACACTTCCGTTGTACGGAAATATTGCAGCTGGTGCCCTCTCAATAGTTGAACCGGTCACTAAAAATAATGTTGAATATACTCAGTTGCCTAAAAGACTGTTAGGTAAATATGCAAACTGCAGTAAATTATTTGCCCTAAAAGTCAATGGTGAAAGTATGAATAAGGTTATCCCGAATGGCTCATATGTTGTATGTAAACCGATCGAAATCAGTGAACTTAAAGACGAGGACATCGTCATTTTCAGTCATGACAACGAATATTCAATGAAAAGATTTAGACGTGATGAAGAAAATCATCTGCTCATCTTTAGTCCTGAATCAACATATCGAAAATATCATGATATTGTAATTCCGTATGATACCATGAATGACTTAAAAATTTATGCGAAAGTCATATGGTATGCGGTCACTTTAAATTAAATTTCTAGCGCTAGGGATTTAATAACAGGCGGGCGACGGCTCGCCTTTTTGGTATGTGTGGAGGTGATATAATGAGAGCTGCAATTTACGCAAGAGTTTCGACTCAAGAACAGATAGAAAACTATAGCATCGAAGCCCAACTGGAAAGCCTACGGGCTTACTGCAAATCGAAGGGTTGGACAATTTACGACGAATACGTTGACCCTGGCTATAGTGGTTCTAATATGGACAGACCAGATCTCCAACGAATGTTAAGCGATTTAGATAAAATCGACGTTGTTTTAGTGTATAAATTGGACAGGCTTTCTCGTTCGCAACGTGACACCTTGACACTCATCGAGGATTATTTCTTAAAAAATAATATTGAATTCGTATCTGTTACTGAAACTCTTGATACTTCTACTCCTTTCGGAAAAGCGATGATCGGCATTTTATCCGTTTTTGCTCAACTCGAACGTGAAACGATCATCGAACGGATGCGAATCGGGCATCTTAAACGAGCACAGGAAGGATATAGAGGTATGGGAGGCAATTATGACCCTGCTGGCTACAAACGCGAAAATGGTGAATTGGTAATAAAAGAGGATGAAGCCGAACACATTCGGTTGGTATTCAATCTATATGAACAGTACCACTCCATTACGAAAGTACAAAAACGATTAAAAGAACTCGGCCAACCGGTATGGCGTTTCCGTAGATACCGCGATATTTTAGCCAATCCACTTTATTGTGGATACATTACGTTTGCTGGCGAGTTATACGAAGGCAGGCACGAACCGATCATCACAAAAGAACAGTTCGACCGTGTCCAAGCACTATTATCCCGGCACAAAGGGCGCAATGCAGGAAAAGCCAAACAAAGTTTGTTGTCTGGTTTGCTTGTCTGTGGTAAATGTGGAGAAATGTATGTAAGTTATATATCTAACGATAAGGGAAAGAAATATTACTATTACACCTGCAGAGCCAGAAGATTCCCTTCGGAATACGATGAAAAGTGCGTGAATAAAATTTGGAATCGCCAAAAACTAGAGGAGTTGATTATCGGCGAATTAAATAATCTTGTTGTAGATAAACGTTTAGAAACAAAAGAGACTCCAAAAGTTGATTACACGAAGCAAATCAAAAAAGTGGACGAGAAAATAGAAAGACTGCTCACTTTATATATAGACGGCAACATCGACAAAACTTTATTGGACAAGCAAATTGAAAAGCTTAACAGCGAGAAGGAAGCTCTGATACAACAAAAGATTTTGCAGGATAAACAGGCGAAATCAACAATCACTTCCGAGCAACTGAAACAATATATAATTGATTTGAATACTACAGACTTTTCAACCCGTCAGGCAATTATACAGAAGCTGATTCGCAGAATTTATATTCAGGGTGATGATATTGAAATAGAGTGGAATTTTTAACTTTTAACTTATGTATTCATTATTGGCTACTCAAACAGCCCAAATAAGAAGTTCCTCTCGATTTTCAATAGCTCGCACTACCGCCTGTGATGCAAACTGCTGTCCAGAAGAAAGAGCCCCGTCCCAATGCAATGGATTCTCATACTCGACCGCTGCAGGCAGCATGCGTGATATAATCAACGGGGTACACTCGCTCACCCTTCCCATCGTAATACACTTTCGGCAATACATGCATGTGAATTGACAACGGGCACAGAGAAAGGAAGCAAAGAACTCACTGTCTTCATTCCCGCACCGTTCGCAGCGAAAACGGTGGTCGTGTTTCGTAATCCCTTTTTGATACATCACATATCCGTGTTCAAAATGTGTATGCACCAACGATATCGGAAACGGGAGTTCATCAGGGAGAAGCTGCTTTCCGTCTAGAAAAGAAAGGAGTTCATCGTTGAAGGAAAAATGGGGGTTTTGAAAAGGAGAAGGGATGTGGTCAATGTGGCTAATCGGCTTTGCATCATCATATTGTTTTTCCCCTGACGCCACAAAAGACAGTTGATTGGAATAAGACAAAAACCGCATCAT